GTTTTTTCAACCATTCACGAAATTTACGTTTCCCCTCTTCAACTTGCCACCATGGCGCATAGAGGGGACCTTGATAATCTTTCTTATCCGAAGGTGGAGTCGGGTTCGAGGGCGATGTAGTAGGTGAGGTCATGGTTCTTACTGGTGAATCGAGACAGCAGTTTCTGAGACACCACCACCTCGTAAGTTCCAGGAAGAACTTTGATGTTTTCTACCTTAAAGTTGAAAGAAAACTCTTTATCGGTCTCACCAACAACAACAGCATAATCGTTGGAAGTATCGTTCTTCTTGTCACGAACAACCAACTTAACTACACCGTTCTCTCCAATGGCAGACAAATCAGGAAGTTGATAGACGGCAGATGCCTTCAGCAATTTATCTAGTTGTTCTGTGCTAAGTTGAAAAGAAACATCTTCGCTGGGAAGATTGATTGCTTTTTCAGGAGGAGTGACGATCACATTTGGATCAGCAAAAAAGTACTTTGAGCGAGACTTACCTTCTCGAATCACAACATATCCATCCTGAGCAAAATCAAGTTCAGGATCTTGGTGCAGACTCAAACCATTGAGAAACTGATTAAGGTCATAGATGCCAAAGTCTTTTGAGAAATCTTCAGTAATAGTTGCTTCGGCAAGGATATTCTTCATCACACTGATAGTGCGAAGTTTGTTACCCTCTTTAAAGAGAATAGATTGGTTGATAGAAGAAAAATTCTTCAGAACAGAAATAGTTTTATCAGACAGTTTCATAGGAGGTCGAGTTTTCATCACTGAGGGTAGGTTTCACGTTGAGCATTCTTGTCATTGAAATGCATCAGAAGAACAGCATAATGCAAAATCTTCATAATGTCACGTCGAGCAGTCCCTTTCTTATCATAACGAGAGGCATACTTGAGAATGTTGCTGCGGCAGAAGGATTCTCCATCACCACAAGCTTCAATCAGATCAAGTGTTTGGACTTTATCATCACCAGCAGAGTAATGCTGGTTGTATGTTGCAGAAATATAATCGGTCAGTTCTTTAAGAATACGTTCCTCACTGTACTTAAATCGATTAGGATTTTTGTTAGTGGTCATATCAAGGTTAAATGTAAGAGAATCTTCACCACCAAGGGTGGCAGGTTGTGCCGCACCATAAGTATTGGATGAAAATGAAATATGATCTTCACCCATACCTCCAGGTAGACCGCCACCAAAATTGATCGTGTCTGGAGAAAAATACGGATTGCCAGTCAAACTGTACCCATCATCCATCCAAAAATCATTCCAGTCTTCTTTTGTTGCTTCACTTACGTTGCCACCAAGAGTAACAACATCATTCTTTAGTTCATCCATAGCGTCGGACAAGAAATTCCATGAGTTTGCCATAATTATATCAAAGGGTAGGGTTTTCGTCAACGGGCATCACGAAGTCAGCATCAACCTTGTCGTACAGTTCCAAGAATGCTTGCTTGGTTTCATCGTCAAAACGGTTGACACAGACTTGGATTGCTTTTGCCTTGTCATTAAAGATGCCGTATGCCTTCACAATGTGAACCAGGCGACGGGTGGAGATAATCTCTTCAATACCACCATCATAGAAGGTCTTACGGATGATGTCAGCCCAGTCAGCAAGACGCTTACAGAACTCTTCATCCTTACAGATCTTACCAAGGATCTTCTGTTCAATAGAAACAGAGGGATACTCCTGCTCAAAGGTCACAGGGAATCGTTCCAAGAATGCCTCGTTAAGCACGTTAGTACCAATAAATCGTCCGTCCTCGGATCCTTTACCTTTAGTGTTTGCTGTTGCAAACACTTGGAAACCTTCGGCGGGGGCAATAAACTTTCCAATCTTCTTAAGAAAAACTCCTTTACCTTCAAGAATGGATTGAAGGCAGAGGATTTTATTTGAGGCGAGATCGATTTCGTCAAGTAGCAACACGGCACCTCGTTGCAGTGCCTCAATGACTGGGCCATTGTGCCAGACGGTCTCACCATTAACAAGACGGAAACCACCAATGAGATCATCTTCATCAGTTTCTACTGTGATGTTGACTCGGATGAGTTCACGTCCAAGTTGGGCACACGCTTGCTCAACAGAGAACGTTTTACCATTGCCCGAAAGACCCGTGATGAACGTAGGGTAGAAGTAACGGGACTTAATAATTTTCTTAATATCTGTGAAATTACCAAACTGGACGAAGGAATCATCTTTCGCGGGGATAAGGTTTTGCTCTACTGCAGGCATTGCTGCAGGTCCATTATAAGTTGTTTCCAGTTCTTCTACAGTCTCTTGTGTTACTTCCAGGTTCCACTTACCACGTCCGACTTTGTAGTCAGTCAGTTTGTTGGTAACAGTCTGATAGTTGAAGTCATTCATGTTGCAGAATGCCTTGATCTCTGCAGAAGTCACAGACTCACCATAGGATTCACGGAGACAGTTGACGATGCTTTCTTTGGAGAGACCCATTTGCTTTGTTTGAACTGAAGTTATTATAGGGCATGAAGAAGGGGTCCGAAGACCCCAGTGTTCACTTCTCAAATCGTCCATACTTAAACTTCATTGCCTGGAGCATCCATGCTTGAGCAAGACTCTTCGGACCCTCCTTAAGGACTTTTCTTACCTTGGGATCGCTCTCACACTGAAGAGCGATTTCTTTCCAATTCATCTTCATGCCACCAGAGAAATAAATTCTCCCAGAACTTTTTTATTTAGTTTCTTAGTTTTCAAAGACTTGATAAATGCAGACTTGATCTTTGCTTTAGTTGCACCATCATTAACTTCAAAGTCAGAGTCCTGAGAAAGTGATGTTGCAGAAATAGCAAAGTATGCATGATATCCAGAGGTCTTGATAGTACAACTACGTTGCTTCTTCCACTCACGATGAAGTTTCCAGTAATCGTCAGTGTTCTGATCATGATACAGTCTCAGGAATCCATTTGCATCACGGCTCTCAAGAACACGGATGCCCACAAAGTTGACCGTAGGGAAATTATCACGAAGGTTTTGGAGCATCAGGTCAGAAAAACCGTGCCAACCATAGGGAACATTATAGGTGTTACCAGTCTTACGATCACGGAGGAAGGTGCAACCACCTTGCAACTGACGAGTTCCCATATAAGGTTCATTCTCCCAGTGACGTTTAACCATGACATGACGAGAGAGGTGATTTGCCTCACCATCAGTCAGAACAATACACTGAACCTTCTGAAGTTTATTTTCCTTCTGGAACTGAGGAAGAATCTGGTGAAGACACACAAATGCTTCATTCAAAGGAGTGCCAGACAAACCCATACGAGTGGGGACAGAGTAACAAGATCCATAGAAATTGCCAAAGCATTTTGCACATCTCCAGATGTTAATCATCTGATTTTCCAGTTGCTTACCATTTGTCTTGCTAGTCAGAAGATTCATCATAGAGAACTGTTCGTGGACAGCAAGAAGATTCTCTTTCTTCTCATAAGAACATGTCCAGTCTGCTGGTTTAGAAACTTCACCAGTTTCGTAGTTGATCTCAGGTTTCTTCCACTCATTCGTGAAAGCATACACCTCAAAAGGAATGGAGACTTTCTTACAGAACCAGATTAGATTGTAGAGTTGTTTGATCGTGTCAAGCATTACACGGCTCATAGAACCACTCCAGTCAAGGACAAAGATTAGACCATGATTCTTACCATCAGGAATCACAGAGACTTTCTTAAATAGATCTTCGTTGTACTTGTAGGTATGCAGTTTAGACGTGTCAAGAACACCAGTACGAGCAGTGGTAGCACGGGCATAGGAATCTGCTGCCTTGCGACACTCAAACTCTTTCACCAGATAGTTGACCTCCTTCTGTGCATTACGTTTGAACTTGAGAAACTCTTCATCAGTTTTAGAGAAAAGTTCTAGTGAAACAGTATTTTTCTGATGATTGAACCAGGAATCAATCTCTTTGTGAATATCATTATTCTTGGCAATAATATACTTCAGATCAACCTTAGGAATCTCAACGTACACATTCTCCCATCCAGTATCATCCACAAGATCCTGCAGATTTGATTCCAAGGCATCAGCAGTCTGAACCTCTGGTTCATCATTCAAAGTAGGAGAAGCAGATTCCCGACGTGCTGCTTCCTCAAGCATCTCCTCATGGGTCATGGACTCACCAGATCCCTCTCCAGGAGAGTCCTGTTGCTCCTCTAGTTCACTAGCAGGTTGATCAGACTCACCACCCGTGTTAGGTGGCATCTCAGTGTCATCAACCTTTTCCTCTTTCTCTTTCTTACAGAACAAATAGAGCTCCTCTGCAACCTTCAACACATCGTCAAAAGTCTCTACATCTGCAATCTTTTGAATCAATACTTTTTCTTCAGAGTCAAAGGTAATATCTACAAAATTACCGACCTTAAAGTATAGATTTGCACGATCAGCAAGATTAAAATCATCAACATCCCCATCATGAATAGAGAAGAAGTCCTCGTCATTTAGTTCTTG